CGTAATTGCTGATATGGTAGGCTCAGGTGAGCTAGAAGCAGGTGATAATTTCGAAGAAAAAGAAGAAGTAGACGTAGACGTTGAAGATGAAGTAGACGTTGAAGTAACAGAAGCAAAAAAGAAAAAAGACGACGATAAAGAAGACGTTAAAGAAGAAAAAGAAATGGATGAAGCCGCAGTTGGCACTCCAGGAAGTGGAACATATACAATGACAGACTATGACAGGGCAAAAGATGACCCTAAAAGAAAAACTGTTGGTGGTGAAGCTATGAAAATGCTTGCAAAAGCAGGATTAAATATAGCCAAATTACCTTCAGATATAGCTGCTGGAATTAAAAAATGGTCTGATGAAATGGAAGAACCAAAGAAGTATGCTCAATCTGGAAGGAAAGCAGCTACAAGACCTGGTAAAGGTTTCTTAGGTTTAGAAGAAGAAAAGGACGAAGAGCTTAAAGAAGCTTACGCTACAATTAAATCTTTAAAATCTGATTTAAACGAAGTTAATTTACTTAATGCTAAATTACTCTACACAAACAAGATTTTCAAAGCTAAAAACTTAACTGAAAATCAAAAAGTTAAAGTATTAGGTGCTTTTGATAAAGCTGGTACTGTTAAAGAAACTAAATTGGTATTTGAAACTTTAAACGAAGGTTTAAAGACTAAAAAAGCTCCAATTAGAGAATCTTTAGGTGCTGCTTCAAGAGTATCTGGAAATGTTAACAAGAAAAAACCAATTATAAAAACCGACCCAATGGTGGCAAGGTTCCAAAAATTGGCAGGTTTAAAATAAATTAATAATAAATAAACAAACAATAAAATGAGTCAATTAAATTCACTTTTAGAAAGCTCTGCGAACAACTGGAAAAGTGTTCAGAGTGATGCTGCTAGATTAGCAGGCAAGTGGGAAAAAACAGGACTATTAGAAGGGTTTGATAGCGAACAAAACAAGAACAACATGAGTATGATTCTTGAAAACCAAGCTAAACAACTCGTTGTTGAACAATCATCTACTAACCAAGGTGGTGGTACATTTAACGCAGGGCAAGGTGCTCAGTGGGCAGGTGTAGCTCTTCCATTGGTAAGAAAAGTATTTGGACAAATTGCTGCTAAAGAATTTGTTTCTGTTCAACCAATGAATTTACCTTCAGGTCTAGTATTTTTCCTAGATTTCCAATACGGACAAAACAAAGAGATCGATTTCGGTCCAGCTGGTGATGTTTACAATTCAGCTTCTTCATTATATGGTAACACTAACCCAGCTGGTGGAGCAGATCCATCTGATGGTTTATATGGTGCTGGAAGATTTGCGTATTCAATCAACCAATTCTCACAATCAGTTGCAGTTACTACAGCTACTTCTTCATGGGGTGACCTACAGTATGATTCTGATCTATCAGCTTCTGCTGCTGCTGAAGAATTTACAACTGTAACTATAGCAAATGCTGCTAAACCAGCAAGGTTAGATAATAAAGGCGTAAGAGCGATGGCAGTAATTTCATCATCTGATGTTGGATATTATTTCCAAGCATCCATTGATGCTTTAAGACCACAATATACAACTGTAGCCGCTAATGGTGATGTATCATTTGTATATAAAGGTGCTGTAGATAGTGCTGCTATTCCAATGGCTGGACAAAATGTGTTATTCTACAACGAACAACCAACTGATGATCACAGAGGTGATTTCGAAGATGCTGCAGGTGCAGGTAGACCAAATGCTGAATCTACTGCTGCTGACGCATTAGCGATCCCATCTATTGATGTTAAAATGAAATCTGAAGCAATTGTTGCTAAAACTAGAAAGTTAAAAGCACAATGGACACCAGAATTCGCACAAGATTTGAATGCTTACCAAGCACTAGATGCTGAAGCTGAGCTTACTTCAATCATGAGTGAATACATTTCATTAGAAATCGATTTAGAGATTTTAGATATGTTAATCCAAGATGCATCAGCTGCTGATGAGTACTGGAGTGCAGTATCTAATAAAAATCTAAATGCTGATAAGAATGCATGGGTAACTTCAGGTGCTGCTGCAGGTGGATTCTACAACACACAAGGACAATGGTTCCAAACTTTAGGAACTAAACTACAGAAAGTATCTAACAAGATTCACCAGAAAACTCTTAGAGGTGGTGCAAACTTTATGGTAATTTCTCCTACAGTTGCTACA